CACCAAGACGTAATCAACAACAGCCGAGACTGCAGCAGAGGCAGCATTAGCCACTGACACAGCGTTATCAGCCGAAGTTGATGCAGAATTGGCGGTCGATACAGCGTTATCAGCCTTGGTATCTGCATTGCCAGCAGTGATGGTGGCAGCATTAGCAGTAGACACAGCAGAGTTAGCTGAAGTCTCTGCACTTTCTGCAATGGTCTTAGCCTCAGCAGCAACCGGGTAGGCCTGTGCAGCCTGCTCCGTGTTTACA